GATATGCTGCACATGCTATTAAAAGAATTGAGGAATATGCTTCAAAAAAGGATTTTAAAGACAATGATCTTGTAGCGTGGTATTAAAAAGCACTTACTAAATAAAAAGGTAGGTGCTTTTATTTATGCTCAAATTTAAGGAGGTAGAGATGGAAGATTATTTAATCTGGCTGAATGGAGGAAATTGTATAAGTGGTACTGCAGAAGAAAATGAATTGATAAAGCTCAAAGAAAACTATAAAAAGGCCGAAAGCGGAAAACATGTTGATGATTATGTATGCTATGAACTTAAAGATACAGACGGAATAGTATGTATAAATTTATTCAATGTACAGGCTATAGCAATTACCAAGTGCACTGAAAATGAAGATATTGGTTTTAATATTGACTCTCAAATTTCACTTGATGATGTAAAGAAATGTGCGAGAGAGTGCTCGAAACAATTGAAAGATTCACTTCAAAAAATGCAAAGGTAGGTGATAAATATGTTCTTATACAAACCTATAGGGGAAATGGCAGATGAAGTCTATGGAGAAATGGATTCGCTTAGTGCAAGCATTTCACAGGTTAAACCCAGTGATATTCCACTATCTCAGGGTGTAGACCTTGATTTAATGAAATCCATGGACAAGGACCCTCTGGAAGTTGCAGTTGAAATACCGGCCACTAAATCAAAGCGTGGTTGGAATTACAAGCCTGAGAGTCTTAAAAATATTGTTGATTATGTAAATCAAAATACTTTAAATGGATTCCTAGGGCACCAGAAAGCTGAAGATGTAAGTACTCAATTTGTTCCTCCGGTAACTTCCTGGATTGGTGCAAAGATGCAGGGGAATAAGGCATATTTTAGGGGTTTGATCGATGCTGATGCCGCACAATTAAAAAGATGGATTAGAACTGGAAGAATTAAAGAGGTTTCTATCTTTGGTTTTCCTAAACTAAAGAAAAATAGTGGTACCGGTGAGATGGATGTAACAGGATACAACCCATTAAGTATTGACTGGACACCACTTCACAGGCCAGGTATGCCTACAAGCATAGTGGGGATGGAGATGAATTCAATAAAAAATGATGATAACAAGGGAGGTAAAACAATGGATTTTAAAGAGTTAATGCAGAATTTGAAAGGACTATTGCAGACAGGTTCAGTTACTTACAAGCAAATATTCGGTGAACTTGGCATAACCAAGGAGCTTATAGCAGGTGAAATGGAGGATGTCAAACAGGCAGTAGATGCCAAGGGTACTCTGGACAAGGTCAAAGAAGCACTTGCAGTTACCGGAGAAATGGATATAGTGGATGTGGCAAAAAAAGCACATGAAGCTGTAGAAAACGCCGAAAAGGCAGGATTCCAAAAGATTGTAGATGATGTTGTAAAGGAAAAAATTACAGGAGAAATGGCTCAAAATCTAATTAAAAAGATGCTAAAGGTGGAAGATGGAGCTACAAAAGAAGTTATTTCAGGTGAAATTGACAACATCCTGAAGGATGAGTTTGTCAAGAACCTAATATCACAAGAACATTTAGATATGCCGACAGGTACGGAAGTGCCAGGTACACCTGCAGGCGGTAATGCTGGCAGTGGTGTAAGCGTTAGAAAATCAAGAATATAAGGAGAGTGAGAAAACATGTCATATGCAGGACAACCAGTACCAAGTGAAGAACAGCAGGTTACAAGAGCAAAAATAAGTGATGGCAAAAGTGTCAAGGTTGTGGTGCCTGAAAATACTACCATAGAAGCACAACAGTTTTATCTCTTGGGTGGTTTCTTTGGGGTGGCAGCACAGGCAATTACAACTGGAGAAGGACAGACGGATGAGGTTACCTTAACTATAGAGCAGGCTGAATACGAGACAGATAATATTGTTACTACTGAAGCATTCAATCAGGGGGATAAGATCTACTGGGATGATACAGCAAAGAAATTTACAGTTACTGCAGGAGAAAACAGACTTGTGGGCAGAGTTACACAGCCAAAGGACAGCAATAATGTGATTTGGTTTATACTGCTGCCACAATATGCATAGAAGGAGGAATTGAAGCATGGTTAAAATTATAAGCCAGGACACAATGCTGGATAAAAAAAGATCCATGACTATAGAAGAGGATGTACCATTCGAGGTATATGGTAAAACTGATTATGCCAAGAAAAAACTTGTAAATGGTGAGATGGATACACTGGTGCTTACGAAGCCACTTGGTGAAATGATGACCTTTGGTTCTACTGCAAACCTGAAGGAACTTTTGAGGAAAGTAACTCTGGATGTGGAACTTGGGAGGGAAGAAGTTCAGCTTTTATACAGCCCTATATATGACACAATTTCAGATCCTAATTTACCGGAAACTCTGGATGCCAAGTGGGCACTTTATGGAAACTGTGTATTTTTAGAGCATATTGAGGGAGAAGAAATAAAGTTTGGTTCGCTGAGTGCTGAACATGGCCCTGTAGCAAGGATACAGACATATGCAACGGGATTTGAGTACACCAAAAAAATGGTGGATTTCAATCAGACCTTTAAAGTCGAAATACTCAATAAATCCATGGGTGAAGCATATAACGCACTACTTAATCATATGCACTTATATCCTATAATTGGAGCTACTTATAAGACGGCAAATAAAACAGCGTTTCAAGGGAAAGAAGGAGATCCTGTATGGCTTGGTATTTGGAGAACACTGAATCAAGGGATAAAGGATGCTGTAATAGCTAAAAGACCAGGAACAATACTTCTTGCAAGTTCTGCTGACCAGATAGACATTGAAATGGCTCTCCGGGGAGGACATCAGCTTGAAGGCTCAATATATCCATCTATATCTGGAATAAGTACTATTATTTATTATGATGGATGGAGTGTACAGGCTGGAAAGAAATTTTATGAATACAAAGGCGTTACTCCAGGTACAGCATATTTAATAAGACCACAGAGAGGATTCAAGGAACTTGTTAAAAAGGATTTGACAACTGAAACTGGTAATCCTGATTTAAGCAGACTTGTGGAGGCACAGATAGTTGGATATTGTTACAGGGGTGTGTTTGCTGCCATAGATGAAAATGTGCAACAGATAGCGTTGAAATAGCATTTACAGATGTAGGTGCTATTTTTTATGGAGGTGATATTGTGACACCAACTGATAGTTTGAGAACAAAATTGAGAATGTTATTGAACGATAGAGAGAGTAAGACTTTCACTGATACTGAACTTGATTCTTTAATATCTGATGCAGATTGCATATATTGTGCTGCAAGTGAAGGGTGGATGATGAAAGCCACCATGCAGGAGAGTAATATTGATACTCCCAACCAATATCAGGTAGGGCAGGAGAGATATGAGTATTCAACTATTACTGATGTTGCCAATCTATGTTATAAAAATGCAGAGAAGTACAAAAATATGTGCACTGGAAGATCAAGCTTTATGATTGGCTCTGATACGGAGATAAGCCTATGATTACAGCAGAGAGAAGAAAAAAGGATATTAGATGGAGTATAGATCAAAATCCTACAGAGATATCTTTTACTAAAACTGTTAAAAGCATTGTTGATGGTCATTTCGGAGAATCAACCGAATCAGTGACCCTAACGGTAAGGATATTTCCACAGAAAACTTATGACAGTAGCATTAATGTATCTACCGGCACTATAGGAACTTCATATCAGAATACAGCCTATGGGATGCTTGCAGACAGTGAAGCAGATTTAAGTGTTGGCAGTAAAGATTCTATTGAATTTGATTGTCCTTATGGCCATATGAAAGTAAAAAATGTATATCCGCAGATAGTAAATGGACAGATATGTGGTTATGATTGTGGACTTGAGAAGGTGATGTAATGGCTTTTAGTGATAATATATTTGATTTTATAAATAGAAAGCATGCGAGGACATATGCACTGGCTGATAACTGGGCAAGAAACTTAGAAAATGAAGCTAAAGCAAATGCACCATGGAAGGATAGAACAGGGCATGCAATACAGGGGCTTCATGGTGATGCTAAGATGAATGAGGGCGAAATTACAATTTCATTAAGTCATGGAGTTGAATATGGTGGAATTTTAGAAGAAGGTTCAAAACCACATATAATAAAACCTAAAAATAAAAAAGCTCTATATTGGAAAGGCGCAGATCATCCGGTTAAACTTGTACATCATCCAGGTACTAAAAAATATGCAACTGTGGGGCCTACTATGGAGAGGAACAAATATAAAATCAGGGATGATGTGATTAGATTATGGGAGGATTGATTGTATGCGTGAAGGAATAAGAAAAAAATTAATTGACAGTATTCCAGGTCTTAAAGATTGTTATGAACCTACAGTACCGGATAAATCTACTCCAAAACCATATGCGGTAATTCTCCAGGGATCTGATGATAAACAGAACAATCCGACATCCTACAGCAGAGGCATACAGATATGGCTTTATGACAAGAGGTTGACCTTTAATACACTGGATTCTCTCATGGAGAAAGTCATAACAGCATTGGATTTGCAGACCATAACAGAAGATACGAGAGAAAGTTACACCTGTGTTTTTAATGGTACAGTTGGTGATGATGTTGTAGATGAGGAATGGGATGCCATAGCAAGAGGCTTGAAATTTACCGTTATAGCACTTCATGAAGATTATGAATCACCGGTAGATCCATGGATTGAAGCTGTATCAAGTTATATAAACGGTCTTATAAGCATTCCTGTATATTCGGACTATTGGAGAAAGAATTTTGCGGTACCTTCTGTGCTTTGCAGAATTTTAAAAGTTCAACCTGCTCCGGCGACGTTTGGAGCGAATAAAATATTAAAGACTATACGGTGCCATTTTGTAAGCAAAAACAAAAGTGAAGCCAATAACTATATTTCCATTATAGAAAACCAATTAATCCAGGATATAAAGATACCTTTGGATATCCATGATAGGAGGTATCTTACTATAAGCAGCATAAGAGAAGATAGGGAAGCAGATCCACTTACAGTGGGTCAACTTAGTGTGGATTTTTTTAGGCTAGAAAGTATTAAAAAGAATGATGTTCCTGTTATGAATAAAATCTCTGGCAGAGGAACGATAAAGGAGTGATAAATTATGGCGGATGCAAATAAAACTGATCCAGAAGTTAAGAAGAACGATACATCCATAAAAAGCACGGATGTTAAAACTAATACTACAACTGCATCAAGCAGCACAAAAACAAGTACGCCAATAACGCCGACACCTGTGGTCAAAATGACCATACCTCAGGAAGAAAAATATCCTATTGAGGATTTAATTGAAAACAGTAAGACACTTACCGGCCACAACAAAGAGGTAGCAGTGGGTGCTTTATTTGGTTACAAAGAAAAGGAATTGACAAAAGCCGATTTTAAGAAGGCAATAGATGATTTTCTAAAAAGGAAGGTGAAATAATTTATGGCTACAGGAACATGGAGTGAAACACAAAAACCAAGTATTCCAGGAATGTACAACAGGTTTAAGTGGGCAGCAGAAAATACACTAGCACAAGGTACAAATGGAATTGTCGCCATGCCTGTTAAGGCAGATTGGGGACCAGTAAATCAGGTTGCATCTGTTGCAAACCTAACAGAACTTAAAAATAAGTTTGGTTCTAATATGGATCTTACAGCGTATAGACTTGGAAGATTAGTACTTTTAGGACAGCCAAAGGAGTTACTATTGTATAGGCTGGCAGATGAGAATGCAAAAGTTGCAAGTATTAATCTTAAGGACACTTCAACAACCCCAGCAGATGTAATAAAGCTTGAAACTTTGTATCCTACAACCAGGGCTTTCAATATTTCAGTGAAACCTAACATAGTAGATGAATCCATATTTGATATAACTCTCTATGAGGATACTGAACAGCTTTATGTATTTAAGGTGTCTGGAAGCATAGATAATATTGTGAATGCAGTAAACAATAATGAGGAGAATGAATGGCTCAAGGCTTCTAAAGTAGCAGATGGCACAGGGCTTGCAAGTATAGTAAGTCAGCCACTTGCAGGTGGAAACAATGGCACAACTAATATAACCAATCAGGAATATATGGATGCCATGGCTGCATTTGAAGGATACAAAATAGATGCCTTTACGTTGGACGGTGTAAGTGATGCGGCGCTTCAGGCAGCAGTACAGGCATGGGTGGATAAAAATAAGGCCAGTGGTGCGAATGTATTGTGTTTCGTGGGAGCTGCGAAAAATACTGACATAGACATTGTAAATACGCAGTCCAAGGTTTTTAATGATGAGGCTATTACAAACGTAGGAACCAGTGGAATCTATGAAGGTATTGAATATTCGCCTGCGGAGGTAGCTTGTTATATTACAGGTCTTGCTGTTGGGAAAGGAATAAAGGAAAGTATATGCAATGCCAGCACTATATTTGAGGATGTAAGCCCCAAACTAAACAGGACGCAGGTTGAAGCAGCACTTGCAGCAGGTACGTTGGTGCTAGTAAATGAGCAGCAAAGCGTAATAGTTGTAGATGATGTAAATACTCTTAAGAAATTTGCAGATGAGCAGAGTGAGGCCCTGGGATATATAAGGGCAGTTAAGTTTTTGTATACTGTAGATGCAGATACAAGCGCAAAGAGAAGTGATTTTATAGGGCAGACCAACAATGATGATATAGGCCAGAAGGTTGTTATATCCGCACTTAAGAAGTACTTTGAGACACTTCAGGGCGCCGGCGTAATAAAAGATGATTTTACTGTTGAGATAGACAAAGAACTTCAGGCAAATGCCAAAAGTGATGAGTTCTATTGGAAATGGAGCGCCACTTACGTCAATGTTATGAAAAAGATATTTGGGACAGGATATGTTCAATAGGAGGGATAGATTATGAATGATGTTTTAGAGCCAGGAAGGATAATACATGGCCGTTTTGGAGAAGTACTGGTTGATGGAGTTAAACAGACAAACCTCCAGGAGTGCACTGCAGATGTTGAAGCCGATATGAAGGACCTTAATCTTTTGGGGCAGGATTGGACTCAGTATAAAGCTGGCACGCTCAAAGGTTCAGGTACAATGAAGGGTTATAAAGTGACTTCTGATCTTATAAAGAGAGGATTCAAGAGGTTTGAAATAATAGTAAAACTTGACGATCCTGAAGCCTATGGGTATGAGTCTATAAGGTTAAAGAATTGCATGGCCACAAAGCTTAATTTGATAAACCTGAAAGCAAATGATTTAGTTGAAGAGGAAACACCTTTCAACTTTGTCGGCTATGAGCCCCTGGATTATATAGAGGCAGACTGATGTAATATAAATTCCCCCTTATTAACAAAATATGCTATAATTTTATTAACATTTTGTTAATGGGGGGGCATATAATATTGAGTAAATCTGAAAAAATAAAAACCGTAGCTCTTATTATATTTGGCATTATATGTTTATACGCAGGGTATAATCACTGGGCAAGCAGAACAATAGAAAAAGCAGAACAAACTATGTCTAGTAACAATTCATCACTTTTAAGCAAAGATGAATTTAAACAGATGTATTCCGATCCAGATAAATTTAAAGGCAGGAAAGTAGATTTTTATGCTAAGATTTTTCAAGAACCTGAAAAAGACGAAAACGGAACATACATTCAAGCTTTTGCTGATCCTGACAATTCAGAACAAAATACATTAATACAAGTATCAGATACGAAATTAGATGTTAAAAATGATGATATTATCCATGTAGTAGGCACAGTAGAAAAGAAATACACAGGCAAAAATGGGTTTGGTGCTGATGTATCAGCACCTGTAATAACTGCAACTAAAGTTGAAAAATCTGATTATGGAACAGCTTTTGATCCGGCCACAAAGACTGTAACAGTAAATAAGGAAATTAATCAAAATGGCTATGTAATACAATTGAATAAAGTAGAATTTGGAACTAAAAATACTAGAGCTTATTTGACGATAACCAATAATTCAAAAGAGCAAATTGATTTTAATTCGTATGATGCTAAAGCTACACAAGGGAGTACACAGTTTGAGGTGGACAGTTCTAACCTTAATTATCCTGAATTAAAAACTGAAATACTTCCAGGCATAAAAGAAGAAGGAATTGTATTGTTCAAACCAATAAATCCAGATGGTGGTAATTGTAGTTTTATATTTACGGGTTCGTCTGAAAACTATGAGTTAGAGTTTAGCCCATTCACTTTCAATGTTAGTGCACAGTAATAATAACTTAAAAAGAATCACTTAGGTGGTTCTTTTTTAGTGGAAAAATAACACTCTATTTAAGGGTTATAACTAAATAGCTATTAGTTTTCTTTAATTTCATCAAGAACAAATTTGATATAACGTTGAATTCTAGAAATAAACATAGAGTATTGATTCTTATTTAATTTTAAAAGGTCAGATAAATCTATTTTATTATAATCATTGAATATTCCATAATCAATAAGTGAAGAAATAAGAGATTTTCTTAAATCAATTAAATCATTTATGATGGTAGTATAATTTACTGTAATTTCAGCATTTGCAATATTTTTATCTTCAATATTTTTTAATAAAGTATAATCTATACTCAATAAATTGGCCATTTTTTTTAATCCTATTTTATTCTTGATTCTAAGTTGTTTTAAATCTGAAATTGCACATTCAAGGGTGTTTTCGGCCATATATATGGAAGTATGACTTTGCTCATTGTCATATAAATTTAGTTTGTTATTTGCTATTAATTTATCTATATTTGTTCCAAGAGACGCAGCTATTTTGCTTAAAATTTCTATGTTAGGTTGCCTTTCATCTCTCTCATATTGAGATATTGCCTGTTCTGATAGGCCGACTTTATTGCCAAGTTCTTTCTGAGTTAAATTTTTACTTTTTCTTAATTCTCGTATTTTTGAACCTATTTGCAAAATAACACCTCCAATTACATTATAAACATATTGAGTAAAAAAACAAACAAATTGAATAAAATAGTTGACATTACTCATAATGAGTAGTAATATTTAAATATAAAATAAACAATGTGAGTAATTAATAATAAAAATAGGAGGATTAAGGATGTTAAAGATTAATTGTGATAAGTTTTTATTAGCTTTTGCAAAATCAGGGATGACAACTATGGAACTTAAAATTAAATCAGGTGTTGGCAGAAATACAATATCGAAAGTTATGAACAGCGAAACAGCCATTAGACCTACGACAGTAGGAAAATTAGCAAAAGCCTTGAATGTTGATGTAGAAGAAATTGTTGATATTGAGAGAAATTAAAACCCGTCTGTTACTGCGAATAACAAACGGGTTACCAAAGTAAGCTTAAATATAGCCTCGATAGCTATATTATAGCTTATTTTGAGAATAAAATCAAAGGAGAGTTATAATATGAATAATTTGGTACCAATAACTTATAATAACCAAAGGATACTTACCACTGAACAGCTTGCGTGGATTTATGAAACTACTGTAGATAACATACGTATGAATTTTAAGAATCACAAGGACAGGTTCAAAGAAGAAAAGCATTATTATTTCTTAGAAGGTACTAAACTTAAGACTTTTAAGAACCACATAAATGGTATTTATCCAGTTGATCCACACACTTCAAAATTGTATTTGTGGACAGAACGTGGAGCTGATCGCCACTGCAAGATTTTAGATACTGATAAAGCATGGGAACAATTTGACCATTTAGAGGAAACTTATTTTAATGTTAAAGAAAACAGACAATCTCAATCGTTGTTAGAAAGTCTTGACACGGTGAATAAATCTTTAGAAATTATTTCACCACTATTGAATACAGCAGATGTAGATGATAATATCAAGTTACTTGTTGCAAAAACGTTCTTTGCCAAAGCAGGAATAAATATACCAATAGAGATAAACGCAAAGGAGAAGTATTATGATACAAAACAGATAGGCAGTATGATAGGAATGTATTCTAAATCTGGTAAACCTGCTTTTGGAGCAGTAGGACAGATAATTAAATCATTGGATGTAACAGAAAATGAGAAAAAGTCTGTGTGGGAAAGCAATGGCTCTTGGCAAGGGACTGTGATTAAATATACCCAATCTGTAGTTGATAAGATTACTAAATGGCTTGAAGATAATGGACATCCTTCTGATATACCAAGTAAGAGTAAGACTTTTCATGTGGTATATAAGCCAATCAAGGAGGTGTTCATGTAATGATGAATGAGATTATTCATTTGCAAAAGACATTTAAAAAAGAAGGTTTAGGGCAGATAAGAATTGCTAAGTTGGATGATAAATTGATGTTTAACCTTTATGACACTTGTTTTTATCTAGGATATACAAAAATAGCAAAAGGAAAGAAATATTTAAGAAATGATAAAATTATAAATATATGTGGAACCCTGGATATAAAAGGGTTGTCACCGAGTGACAACTTTCAAAGTATTAATTCTGGAACTAATTTTCAAAACACATGGATAACAGAACAAAGTTTTTATGATTTATGTTTAGAAAGCCATGCTAAAAATGCGAGACCTTTTAGAAGATGGGTAACAGGAGAAGTTCTCCCTTCCATAAGAAAAACAGGATTTTATTCAACAGAAAAGGTGGAACAATTAGAAATTCAAGAGCCATATAAATTAATTAAGAAATTTTACAATGGCAATCCAGTTATGACGTTGAAGGACTTGGAATTTCTTATAGGAACTTCAGTGCATACTATTGGCTATATTCTTAAAAGCAATAATAATTTTGCTATTGGAACAAATTACTTTCTTTTAGAAGGTAGAGAACTTAAAAAGTTTAAGAAAGACAATGAGCTTTCTCCATGGATAGGTTCCTTAATTGTTATTCCCAAACAGGGAGTTGATAAATTGTTGAATTTGCTATTGCTTAAACCTGCAGGGGAATTAAGAGAAACGTTTGAAAGATATTTTGAGTTGGAAAACCAAGTGCCACAAAGTAAGAACAAGGCACCAATTTTGGAACAGCTTCAAGCTTGCAAGTTTATCGCTGATGATATGAAGGTTGGGGAGGCAGTAAAAATGTCCATATATAAGATGATTTGTGAGAAAAATGGTATTGATACCGTTGCTGTAGATAAGCTAAAATCAGAATATAGTAAAAAGCTTGATAAAAAACTTTTAGAGGTTACTGTAAAATATATGGAATTCCTTCTTGATACTTTTACAACCGAAGGAATAATAACATTGAAAGAGGAGACTATTGCCGAGGAACCGATTATAGCTGAGTCAAAGGTTGTTAAAAAAGTTATGACAAACTTATTTAACAGTGTTATTGAAATTTCAAAGAAAGATGAAAAAGCAGTTGTATAATTTATGATATAATAGTAAATATATGAGATATAAAGGAGTGGAGCTTAGTGGATAAGGAACTTAAAGATGCGCTTACAAAATTGCTGGAAGGACAGAATAAACTGGCAGGTGAGGTCGGAAACCTCAAGGGTGAAGTTCAAAAAAATTCAATTAAACTCGAGAGTGTTGAAAAGAAGATTGATACAATAGCAGAGGTGCAAAAGAATCACATGGATCAAAATGAAAAGGCACATAAGGAAATTATTAAACCTCTGGATGAAAAAGTTGATGTAATAGGTCTAGCAGTTAAAAATACATCAAAAGATATGAAAGAATTGAAAGATAAATTTGATAAAGTTGAGAAAGTCACTATTCAAAACACATATGATGTAGCATATTTAAAATCAGCTAAATAAGTTCAATATATAAAAAATTAGCACTTACTTTTTAGTAGGTGCTTTTGTTATATCAAAAATAATGAGAAGGAGAGATAAATAATGAGTAAAATTATTAATAAAAACCTAAATGTGGATTTAGACAACATGAGTGAGGATCAAATAATAGAGAAACTTTTAAATGTTGAAAAGGTACCAACAAAAACTGTATTCATTGAAAGGCTTGGCATTCCGGTTAAATTAAAAGCCCTGACAGCTAAGCAGGTATCTCAGTTAAGGGACGAATGTACCTATACTGAAAAAATAAGAGGAAATGAGATACGAAAATTTGACAATGATAAATTTAATATTGGATTGATGGTAAAGGCAACTGTTTCACCTGACTGGGGTAATAGCAAACTATTATCGGCTATGCATGTAAGCAGTGCGGATGAAGTATTGCAGAGGAAATTACTTGCCGGTGAATTGGCTGTTTTTGGTGATGAAGTTCTGGATCTTAGCGGATACAATGATGATTTCAAGGATGTGGAAAAAATAAAAAACTCATTAAATCCAGATACAAACTTAGATTAATGAATTTTCTCTGGATAAGACATAATTTGAGATTCAGGGAATTCTATAATATGTCTTATGAGGAGCAACTACTGTATCTGGCCAGTGCTGAACTTGAAATGGAAGCTGAAAAGGAAATAACGGAAAATATGAGAATAGGAAGGAGGTGAGATTATGGCTGAGAAGGAAATATATCATCTTGACATTGTAATTGGCGTAACGGGTGATGAGGATACTAAAAAGAAACTTAGTGCTATGGATAAGTATGTGGCTCAGGTAGAAAAAAGAGCTAGAACATTGGATAAAATCAATGCCACCCCTGCAGTGAAAATAAATGACAAAGCAACCAAGCAGATGGAAAAAATAAATTCAACAGTAAATAAACTCAACAAAGCTGCTGTAGCTCCTACGATAAAAATAAATGATAAGGCCAGTGAACAGTTAGAAAAGATAAATGGAACCATAGGAAGATTGAATAAAATAAAAGCTACAGTAACGACTACCATTTCTGATAAGATATCAGGGCCGGTAAATAAGATTAAAGGTGGACTAGACAAGCTAAATAGTGCAAGAGTTTTTGTAAAAACAAATATTATAGATAAGGTATCAGGCCCCACAAAGATCATATTATCGGGACTTGGTAAAATTAAAAATACTGCATGGTCTGCTACAGTTACTATCAAGGATAAAATTTCTTCTGGGTTAGATATAATACGGAGGGGTTTAAGTAAAACCATGGCAGCAGCCGTATCCTTACAAGGAATATTATTGGGAGTTGGTGGTACATGGGCGGGTATAATCCGGCCAATGCAGATATCAGGTGATTTTGAGCAAACTCAAATGGCTTTTAATACTATGCTGAAGAGTACACAAAAAGCAAATTCATTTTTATCACAAGCTCAAAACATGGCCAATAAAACGCCGTTTGAATTTCCGCAATTAGCTGATGCATCTAAGAAAATGCTGGCCTTTGGATGGAATGTAAAGCAGATACTACCGGATTTGACTACTATAGGAAATGCCGCATCTGGATTAGGACTGGGAGCGGAAGGAATAAATCAGATCACACTCGCTCTTGGACAAATGAAAGCAAAAGGAGTAGTCCAAGGAGATGAAATACTCCAATTGACTGAGGCAGGAATTCCTGCATCTAAAATACTTCAAGAGCAGCTTGGGTTGACTGCTGAACAAGTTGGAAATATAGGCAAGCAAGGACTTAGTGCAGATAAAGCTGTAAGGGCACTGCTTACTGGAATGGATAAAAGATTTGGTGGTATGATGCAGGATCAAGCTAAAACTGCACTTGGTCTGATGTCCACATTGAAAGATACATTTGAAAATAAATTGATGAATCCTTGGGGACAAGGATTATGGAGTGGAATAAAGCCTGGACTTACAAAAGTTACTGATTGGTTAGATAAAAATGATAAAAAGGTTAATGAATTAGGTAACTTGTTTAAGAAAGCGGGACAGACTGTAAGCACATCTATTGGTGGTGCTCTTGAAAAATCTCAGCAGAGGCTTGATAAACTTATGGACAGCAGCCAATGGAAAAGCGCCGATCTTGGAGGGAAGATTACACTTGCATGGGACAAAATTATTGCTGAGCCTTTCAGCACTTGGTGGAATGGCCCAGGACGTCCTAAAATTAATGCTGTGGCTGAAAGCATGGGTTCAGGGATAGGAAGCTTGATTGGTGGAGGAATTACTTCACTATTGGATGCACTTGGTGGGAAAGATGATAAGAGGATGGGTGGAGCAGGTACCAATGCTGGTACAGCCTTTACTAATGCCTTTCTTAATGCTTTCGATACTGGCAAAATAATTGATAAATTAATATCTTCTTTTGCAAAAGCCAATTTAAATATGGTGAAAGAGCCTAGCGCCGATAATTTTGCCAAGGCAGGAATTATGGATTATATTTTATATACAGTTGGTGGAGGAGCATTGCTAAAAGGAGGTTCAAAAGCTTATAAGTGGCTTAGGTATGGCAATACTGCTGGTAAAGCAGCTGCAGAAGCCACTGGAGCAGGAACGAAAGCAGCAGAGAATGTTTCTGGAATAAGCAAAATAGCAAATGTATTGAAAAAGATTGGCTCTATTACAAATTCTAAAGTATTTAAAGCATTACCAGTAATAGGACCACTTGCAGCATTTGCAACATCTGCATATGCTGTTAACTCCTCTTCAAATAAAGGTAGAACTATCTCTGGATTAGCCGGTAATTTTACAGGGAGCTCAATAGGAGGAAAAATAGGGGGAGCAGTAGGATCTATATTTGGCCCAATAGGCACAGGTGTAGGATATTTAGCTGGTTCAGGTATAGGCTGGTATGTAGGAGGCAAAGCCTCAACAACCCTATATGACAAGCATAATGCAAATTCAGCAGCCAATAAAGTTCCAACAGGGCTTACCAAAAGTTTAAATGGTGTAGCTCAAAGCAATGCGAAAAATGCAAATACTGTTAGATATTTGGATAAAACTCAATCTGGATTGATATTACAGAGTAATGCTTATAGAGGTACCCTAAGCAATTTATTAAGCACTACAGGGCTTACAGCTGATTCCCAGGGAAGATTGAGAGATGCAAGCGGCCAATATCAAGGAACATTGGGTGATTTACTTACAAGCACAGGCCTTGTTATGGATTCTCAAGGTAATTTATTGGATGTGAATTCATTAGTACAGGAGTCACAAGCAAACTTAGCATTATCCTTTGATGATTTATCTTATACAGTGGGTACATTAAATGGAAATATGGGCGGACTTGGAGCCCAGAAGAAAGAAAGTGCGTGGGACAAGGTTAAAAACTTCTTTGGATCTGGAGACAGTAAAACTACTTCGGTTTCAAGACAATCAGTTTCTAGTAGCAACCCTAATAATAAACCTAAAAATGATATGTTATCTATACTTACTGGTAAACCTACTTATAAAGCTAATGGTGGAATAACATCTGGTCCAGAGATGAGTGTAATTGGTGAAGCTGGAACTGAGGCCATAATCCCTCTTTCCAGTGCCCGAAGAAATAGAGGATTAAGCCTATGGCAGCAGGCAGGAAGAATGTTAGGTGTAAGAATGTTCGCCAATGGTGGTATTGTTGGAAATGGTCCTGCTGGTGGAGCCAAAGCGGCAAAGGCTACAGCGAATATATCGACATCCATTGCTCTTGGGGATGATGCACTATCTCAATTTAAGCAATATGGCAACAAGGTAAACACTAATTTAAGCAGTGGAATATTGGAAAATAGAAAGGTATCGACTGATTCAGTAAATAAGGTCACTGATGAATCTGGTTCGATACTTAATTTATTTTCAAAGACAGGTCATGTATATGGAATTGGAATGAACAACGATATTACCGCAGGTATACAATCCACTATACCAAATGTTACAAGTATGGTAAAGACTTTAACTGACAAGGTAATAACTGAGTTCAAGAACGGCTTTGGAATACATTCTCCTTCAAGGGTATTTTATAAATTAGCGCAATTCATACCTCAGGGCTTTGTAAATGGATTGACTTCCAAGGACATGGGAGGATTCATAAAACATTGGATTGGAGATATTTCATCCATGGCAGGCGGTGCCATGAGTGGAAATGTATCTGGATGGTTGAGTGCTGCACTAGCAGTAACGGGTACCCCAGCAAGTTGGTTGCCTGGACTTTTGAGATTGGTTCAAGCTGAATCCGGAGGAAATCCGTTGGCAAGAAATTCTCAATCTGTTGGAGGAGAACATGCGACAGGTTTATTACAAACATTGCCGTCTACATTTGCCGCATATGCAGTTAAGGGACTTGATAATATATTGAATCCGGTGGCCAATGCTGCAGCAGCCATAAACTATATAAAAGCACGATATGGAAGTGTATTTAATACACCACTGTTCAAGGGTGGCTCATACGTAGGCTATGCAAGTGGAACAGATAACGCCAAAAAAGGGCTGGCCCGAATAAATGAAAAAGGTTGGGAATTTGTAGACTTTACAGGTGGCGAAAAAGTATTGAATCATAATAAATCTGTAAGTCTCATGGAAAGAGCTGCAAATTCTTTAAGCAGGGTAAGAAGCGCTGTATCCAATTTAGAGATAGGGACTACAGAAAGAGATATTCCGGAAAGTTCTTCAAATCCTGTGTATTATACTTCACAACCACAAATGGCTATGGCTGGAGGCTACCAGGGTGATATAAATATTGATGTGGATAACAACTTTAACAGTGATGCTGATATTGACGATATAGTAATACAAGCAACCAAGAAATTTGCTACAGAATTAAAGAAAACACTACAAAATATTAAGAGGTGATTATAATGAGTAATCAAATTATACAGGAAAAGATAAAAGAAATTAACGAATTGCCGACATGGTCGCCTTTATGGTTTAAGAAAGTAGCTAAAGAGTTCTTAGGTACTGATGAAATATTTTTAAACGGTAAGGTTGGTAGAGATAAAGAATTTACTATAGCTGTTGCATGTGATAACGACCCAAATTTTAATCAATTTAAAAGATTTATAGCAGAGTATACTTTCTGCTTTGGAATGCCGATTCTTATTTACAGAAAATATACTCTTGTGAAAAATCAACTAGCTAATTAATGATTTTAACTATGCAACCCATTGGAGCCAATTCTTGAGCATAAATAGTATATTTTTCTAGTTCAGAATCAGAGAGTTTCTTTGAAAGTTTAATATTTATTGTTACTCTTTCTCCGTATTTAGTTGGAGGAATATCAATAGTGGGGTTTAAGCCCGCAAAAGCTTTATCCAATACTTTTCTAAATTCTTTTTGATTTCCTGATGACTGTTGCAATGCTAGATTTTCTATGAGCTCAGGTAGTTTAGGAGCTGGAGGGACATTATCCTTCCCCAATTCACTATATGGTTTGAAATTAAACGAAATATGTGCAGGTAAAACACTTTTGAGTTTAGTTCCAAATGAAGCATCAAAGCTGCCATCACGTTTCTCATAATAAACAGTCATGCTGTAATTAAGATCTAGTGAAGGGTATATTCTTACTTTTGATACTTGCGGAAAATAATTTTTTATATTTTCTTGACATTTAAAAATATTCGACATAAATTATAACCTCACTTTCTAATAGTGATAATTCTACAAAATATAGTTGATACCTCTTAACAATAATAAAATTTGTCTGAAAAGGGGTGATTTTTTGGACTTTAGTAATATAGCTGATGTTACCGGTAAAATTATACAGGGTGTATCTGAATCCGTAGTAACTGCACTTGACAGGGTTGGAAACACCAACTTTGATGTGTACCTGACAAATAGCAAGGATAATGATACTTTTCATTTTCCGGTAAATCCCCTAAGTCTGACGGTCAACCGTGAAAAAAAGTATAACACTGTGGAGATAATCGACATTGGAGAAATAGATGTAAATGACAAGGGCACCAAAATACATGAAATAAGTATTGAAACACTAATTCCAGATGTATACGAACCTTACTGCAGGTATACAGATATAGCGAGTGCAAAAGATACCATTGAAAAACTTGAAAAGTGGCAGGATCAGGTGGAACCGTTAAGGCTCATTATAACAGGTATAGGCTTTAATGATCTGGTTAACTTAGGAGTTATGAATGAGGAAGTAAGGCCGGAAGGATTGTACAATGGCAAATATTTTACTTTTACATTCAGGACATACAAGGAACTTAAAATAAGCCAGGTTGATTCTACTCTTCAAGATAACAGGCAATCTTCAACGGAAGATAGTGGAGTAAAATATTCTCACCATGAGGGAGAGTGGATAATAATAACTGCTGATGTTCTAAATGTAAGGGATGGACCCGGAGAAAGCTATGGAATAAGGGGCACAGTTAAAAAAGATGAATGCTATAAAATCGGGAGTGTCCAGGGTAATTGGGCAGATATTTACTGGTCTAATCATGGTGGATGGATTTGTACCGATTATGTGAGATAAGCAGGTGATACTATGGTAAGCATAATTGCAAAGGATAATTATAAAATAGGGAATCTAAATGAAGGTGTTTCTCTTCAAGAGAGTATAGATTCCATAGCTTATACGGCCACAGTTAAACTTCTTGAAAATGAACAGCTTCAGAGTATACAGCTTGTAAAGGGCAATGCCATAGAAATATGGGACACAGCTTTTAACAGCAGCAATGATGTAAGGGTGTTCAAAGGTATTGTCTGGGAAAGAGATAAGACTAGAAAGGATAAAACCCTGAACCTTACTTGCAAAGAAAGAACAGTTTACCTGGAGCAGTCCGAAGATGAATATCTGGTGAATGAGGGTGAAACTGCCACTCAGAGGATAACAAGATACGCCAATGATTGGAATATACCTATAGGGACTTTTGCAGATACAGGCGTGGGACTTGCCAAGAATATCTATAGAGGAGGAGATAAAATCCTTGATATGATATTCAAGGATCTGAAAGAGACTGCCCAAAAGGGCGGCAAGCTCTACAAGGTTAGAATGTCAGAGGATAAACTGGATCTGTTTGAGATAGGCACAAACTCCACCGTGTGGAAATTGGAATCCATGGCAACTGATATAGAGGAATTTAGTTCGTTAGAAGGTGCTGTGACACAAGTAAAAGTTCTTGGAACACAATCGGATGAAAGCCTAAGCCCTGTTATAGGAATATATGAAAAAGAAACAAGTGGTTATGGCACTTTAAGAAAAATTCTTCAGGATGATACAGTAACAAATGCGGATGAAGCGAAGAAAAAAGCTGATTCCATGTTTAGCACCGGTGAAGACTATATAAATATTACCTGTGCTGTAGATATAAATACTATAAGGGCTGGTGACAAAGTAAGCCTTGATGATGTTGATTTATATGTGGCAAGTGTTACTCATAACCTTGGAAGTATTGGAACCATGGATCTTACTATAGGAACAATGGATTATATAAGGAGGAAATTTTATGCGGGAGATGGAGAATCTAGTTAGGACTATAAAGGATAGTACCAATAGATCCATAAATAATGCTATGTCTGGAATTGGCGTTGAGTTTGGAACCATGACAGAAACAGGATTGCAATTAGATAACTTTAAACATGAAATAACAGATTACAAGGTGCTTGATTATCTTACAATGGATAAAGATTATTTTGCTCAAACTGATACTGCTGGTGAAGATAGCCATTCACATAAGGTTATGACTCCAGATGGATTGAAACCACTAAAAGCTGGTGACAGAGTTCTGGTAGCACAGGTAGGAGCTGAATTTATAATATTGGGAAGGATGAGTTAAATGCCTAATCTATTTCCTGAAAGTGATTATACAGATGATACAGAGGTTAGTACAGTTGACCCTAATAATAGCATTGAATATAAAGGTTCCTATAAATTTGATTTTACCAAGGGTGAGTTTGTAAAGAATCCAGATGGGACTATAAAGAAATGCAGTGCTCTAGAAGCCTATGCCCAGTGGTGTCAGATGGCATTATTGGCGGATAGGGGAAAATATGTTTACAGCAATTTATTCGGCCAGGAGTTTTACAAGCTAACAGGTTCTGAATACTCCAAAGAGGCAGTTGAACTTGAAGTAAAAAGAATGACTCAAGAAGCACTTATGGTGCATCCAAGAACTAAAGATGTTACAAATTTTACTTTTACATGGCAGGACAGTGGAGAACTCTATTATGAATATACAGTAATTACTATGGATGGTAATAGTATCGGATTGAGTAATAGCGTGAATGCGGGGTGATAATATGGCAGATGCAACGATACCTGAAATACCTGATTTTTTAAATGAAGATGTAGATACAATACACAAAAGAATGCTTGACAGAGCTCCTTCAGATATAAATATTATCGAAGGAGATCTTTTCTGGAGCCTTACAAGACCTGTAGCAGAGGAAGAATACAGGCATAGGCAGCTTATGGCCGCTTTTATAAAGCTTGTATATTTGCAAAGCAGTTACAGTGGGTATTTGGATCTTATAGGTGCTCAGATAGGAGTTATAAGGAAAGATGCTATAAAAGCCAAAGGCACAATAAAAATAAAAGGCAAGCAGGGAACTGTACTTGAAAGTGGGAAAATAGCTGCCACGGTTGCAAGTGAAAACAACCAAAGCGTTGAATTTCAGTTCCTTGAGACAAAAACCATAGATGATACTGGAATAGCTGAAATCCAAGTGGAATGTACCCAATCTGGCACTATAGGAAATGTAAAGGCAAATACCATAACTATACTTACAACGCCCATAAATGGAGTACAGAGTGTAACCAATGAACATGACTTTACAAATGGCACTGACATTGAAAGTGATGATGACTACAAGACGAGAATTCTGGAAAAATTGCAGACACCAGCAACAAGTGGAAATAAATATCAGTACAGAAACTGGGCAAAGGAGGTAACCGGAGTAGGAGATGCAAAACCATTTCCACTCTGGAATGGACCAGGTACTGTAAAAGTAGTAATAAT